AGTTTAAGGTTGGGCAACTGGTGAAAGGCAAGAGCAACAAGCGCGCCATCCGTCAAGGCTATGCTGGCAAGGTTGGGCTTGTGATGGCAGAAGGCGGCTGTGGGTTCGCTCGCATCGCATGGGTTGGTGACAACTCAAACAGTAAAAGATTCGGATACCCGACATTTCCAGAACGCGATCTTGAGGTGGCTTCTTGACATTTCCCTGACACGATCTTCCTTGCTTTTACCTCTCAACGGGTTATATTATATGTATAGAAAGGAAAGAACACTATGACATACCGACTGACATTTGATATTACCGCCCGCAACGCTGACGCCTCGGAGCTACTTGATCGCCTGATTGAGTTCCAGCAAGAGCTTGTAGACGAGATCGAAGAAGATGAGGATTGGAACGGTAACATCATTGAGAATGTAGGTGATGAAGATACTTGTAGTGTTAAGCAACTTGACTAACCCCTGACATTCTCTTGACAACTTAGTTGTTGACTTTCCCCCATTTTTAGTGTATAATATAGTATATCAAGTAAGGAGATATATCAATGCCAACATCATTCAGCCTCGACCAACTCACTGACTCAAACGACAACTTCCGGTATCGTCAAGATCCAATGATTAACAACATTGAGATCACATCAAGCCGCAAGAAAGCATACAAGCCACTGCCAGCGCCGCCAACGCGGAAACAACTCACCGGTTGGACTGTGGAGCAAGTCGGCCCTCAAATGTGGCGCGTATTCCGCAACTCCACAACGCAGGGCAAGCAAGCCGTCATTGACTACAACACACAAGAAGGCGCACAAGGTTTCGCTGATGGTTGTAACGGTGAGCATAAGAACCCCACCAAGATGAGCGCGACCAGTCTCCGCAACAAAGCAAAGGAATATCTGACCGATATTGACCGCGCTGACCTCGCTGCGCTTGAAGCCGGCGAGGGTATCTAAAATGAATGACTTTCTTGGAATCCTCTTTTTCTCTCCGTTGCTAATGCTGGCCTTTGGTCTTGGCATCGCCATCGGTCAAGCAATCCTATAATCACACCTAACCCGTAAAGCGCAAAGCGCGAGAGGTCAAAGAAAATGAAAACCCCCAACTCCATAGTGCCGAGTGCTGCGACGGGCCTGTATATGTCGCAGAGTAGTATGTTCAACCACGGAGGCTAGGCAAGCCGAGGTCAAAAGATAATGAAGATTCGAGAATAAAGGCTATAAGAGGATTAGCCACCCTCATGATAAACCTGCTGGAATAATAGGAGAGCCGCCAGCCTTATAAATATAGAAGCCAGAACACAGGATAGTCGAGTAGAGCGCGACCATAAACAAAGACTCTACATTTATTATGTCAAAGTATTACATTTCTCAAACATTCGTCGAGTATGCTGACGATCGCCTTAGCTTCCGAGAGGTAGTGTTAACCCGTGCAGATGCGAGGGTAGATAAAGAAGGCGCGAAGTATAAAAACGTCAAGCTGTACATGCATAAGCTGAGAGCGTTGGGTATTGAGAACCTTCATATCAATGAGTATGATAAGAAGCGATATAACAAACTTGTGAGGGAGCAGAATAAGAGACATAAAGAAAGAAAGCTAACGGTTGCTGATCTTGCCAAGATGACAGAGCAGGCCGAGGAACTTGGTGCTGACAATGTTTAAGCCCGGAGAACTCATTAAAAGAAAAGCAATATCATCTAAACCCAAAGCGGTGTGCATAGTAGTAGATAAGAGCGAGGATAACTATACAGTATATAATAACTCTCTTAAATGTTTACAGACCATTGCTATACCTGTAGTAGAAGGATTATATAGTATAGTGTAATGTATACAAAAGTATACGGTTGTGTCTGTTGGTGATCTTCATATGTTAGTGTATACTTTTTTATACGGTGTTGCCTTATGTGACTGTATGATATTTGATACGGTTATGCACAAAGATTTAGTACGTAGTCTCTCTGTCACATTCTGTCAAGCTCTTTCTCGTGTCAAGGACATATTGTGTCCGATTTGACGGTTTCTTTTTGACAATCATTTGACGCGCGCATTGCTGACAAACGCTTGACATCCCACACTTGACATTCAACGCCAGAGATGGTATATTATATATATAACAGGGGGTTATATGAAACGACTGATTGCTTGCATCGCATCCTTTCTCTTGCCGGGACTCGGCCAGATGTTCTATTGTAGTTGGGGATGGGCGCTATTCTTCTTTGTCGGTTCCTGTTTGATGGGACCGCTCGGCGGTGTGCTGGCCGCTGCACACATTGTTATAACTAAGTGAGGGTATATGAACTGGGAAACTGAACAAAAGATTTACGATTGGCTGGGTGCTGTGATGTGGACGGCAATGCTAGTCATGCTGTTCGCTATCTAGTGACACTACATATAGTGTGTGCATATGCATTCGATTAGCGATTCCCTAGGGGTGAACGAATGTGTGACACTATATGTGGGCGAGAGTACATAAACGATCGTTTATATAAACGAATACTACATAAACGATCGTTTATATAAACGAATACAGTTATAATAAACAGAGTATTGTTTACGAGACTGTTTAGTTGTGAGAGGAAAGATGCCGAGAGTTAAGAGACTATTAAAAAGAGTAGGAGAAACCTGCACAATCATTGCATGCTATTCGCCTGTGATTGTTTACGTATACAGTTATGTATTGTATAGTAATGTAGTAGTAAGACCTGACAGTAACTTGACAAAGTGATTTGACATTCTTCTGACATGCTAGCAGGGCCACCCCCCTACCCCCTACCTACCCGAATGTATGTCGCCTGTATATGATATACTCTTGACAGGCCAGCTAAGCCCCTTCACGATACGGCTGAGAATTTTTGAGACTAGGGTACCCGTCAGAATTAAGGACACGTTCAGAGCCTAAAAAACGCGCCTAAAAATTTTCCCAGATATATACAGTGTGGGGTATTATGAACGGGTGAAGGACTTCTTCCGAAAAGCACCGGTGCACGTACTAGCCGTTGGTGACTTGGTGACGTGCACGTGCCACGGAGGAATAGCAATCGTAATCGAAATATATGATGGTAATGACACAGAAAATTATATGTCGATGGATATGTGCAAGATCTATTGGATCCGGTACCCCCATAATGGTATAAAAGAGCGTATATGGATGCACACTATAAGCCGCTTGTACTTATTTAAAGGGAATAAACGCTTAAGCTATGGATGATCCAAACGATTTTAACGAGTTCGGTCCAAATTACGCCGTTGGTGACTTAGTGGAGTTTATTGGCTATCATTATTCACCGGATTATAAGTATATTGATGAAGATGACTATAAGTTCGGGCTTGTTATGAAAGTTAAGAAGAATATATTTTACCAGCCAATCTATACGGTATACTGGTTTAAAAACACACGTACTACAGAAGTGTTGGGGGATCATTTAAGTTTGGTAGTTAAGCAAATTAAGAACTATTTATAGCCGTAAATGCCGGCTTTTGATCCGGTCTAATTAAGGATAGTAATTTATGAGTAAATTTATAGTAGCGCTAGCAATTGCAACTAGTGCGAATGTGTATAGCGGTAACGAAATCCCCGTTGTTGATACAGCTGTTAAAACGACCCCGTGGGATGTTATTGGGATGTACGAAACTGATAGGGCCGCAGATCTTAAGTTTATTAAGCCGGTGAAAGGATGTGATCAAGCGAAGCAGTCATCGACTGATATCGATTATTTGTTACAGCTCCATGCATGCCATCAGAAAAGAAAGGGGTGGTTGAAGATTTAATCTGCATATATAGTATGTGGGTGAGACTGATAATATCGTACTTTGTGCGGGCGATATTCTATATGACACCATAACCGGTGACATTGCAATATTGCTTGCTCGTGAAAAACAGTGGTCATATAAGTGGTCATATTACGCTCAAGAAAGCGAAGATAGTGAAGAAGAAGAGCATGGTATATGGGTATGGAAGTTGTTTTGGGTTCCGCCTGATAGAAATAAGTATACGGAAGAAAGTATATTTCGGATGGTTGAGGCCGGAAGGCTGATCTTATATAAGGCTGGTCAATAAATGGCTACCGAATATTGGCGCGATCAGATCGAACATGTTATACTTTGTATCGGAGATATGATTGTCGACGGTATTACCGGACATTATGGAGTATTAGTTGGGCGTGTCAAAAAAGATGTTGGTTATGACGGTGAATCTAATATTTACTTCTGGAGAGTAATGTGGTCATATGATAGAAGTAATTATCGAGATGCACCTAACCCTGACTGGATGGAAGAAGACGGTTTAAAAATGTCAATTGTTGTTGGTTTTTATGATTTGTACAATATTAATAAAGGAAAATTTTAGGAAAAAAATTATGAAAAAAATTTCGGCGTTTAGGGGTGTAAGTGTTGTCAATTGAAATGGACCCGTTCCGGATTGGTGACCTGGTAAAGTATGTATATTATGACTGGGACTCTCCTCAAATTGGGGCGCCCCGAATTCCGGCTGCGGAGCGAAGTAATCTTGCTTTTATCGTTGATATTATTGAAGACCCAGATGAGAAGCAAATCGACCTTTTCCCAAAAGTTTTAATTTACGACACGCAGCTGCAGCGAATGGTTCTTACTCATTCCTATAATGTGGAATTTATTTCTCGGGCTCAATAGTTATTGTAGTGGATGAACTGCAAAATTTCTTACGGCCGTTTGTGGTGTGCGCGGTGTTTGTAAACCTTTGGTTGCTCGGATTTGCCTTTATTAATGAAATTGGCGGACTGGAAATTTTATCAATTCTAAACCTAATACTTTTAAGTTTTTCGCTTTTATATGAAAAAAAGGATTAAATTCTTATAATTACTCTTAGGGGGTTATATGAATGAATTTATTATTTATGTTAAGTATGCTTATGCTGGGGGCATGCGGTAACGACTACGCGATTGTAAAACCTGGCGATCCAGAAACAATTGTAATAACAGAAACTGAAACAGTTATAGAAACTGTCATAGAAGAAGTTGAAGTTGAGGTACCGGTTTATATAGAAGTAGAGGTACCAGTTAACGAAGGTGAAATCTGGATTGATTCTTTCACACAACATATGTCGGTTGACGGAATTGACATCTTATGGGTTGTTGATCGTTCAGGTTCAATGAATCGATACAATGCTGAGCTTTTAGCAGGGGTTGAAGCAATGCTATTAGCGCTGCCTGTTTCTGACTGGCGGTTAGTAATGATTAGTGCAGATCCAAGAGATGCAGTTGTCAGTACCGAGTTCCCGCTTGTTCCCGGCGATGATATCGATGATGCCGCGGCAATGCTAGCTACATTGCATTCGGCGCCGTTCGAGGAAGGGTTTAACTCAGTTTACGATTATATTAATTTGAATCCCTATGCTTCAACATGGATGCGTCCGGATGCTGGGTTGTTAGTTGTTTTTGTATCTGATGAGGAAGAACAAAGTCATATTGAATATCCTACACCATCTGATTTTTTGAGTTGGTATGGTTCTCTTCGAATGGGCTCCGTGTTTATGGCTAGTGTGGTTAATCAGGCAGCAACCGATTCACTCTGCACATGGCCACCGAGCCCAATTGATGTAGGTGATCGTTATATGGAAGCAACCGCCGCCATAGGAGGAGTCGTCGTTGATATATGTGATACCGACTGGTCTCCAGGAGTTACAGATGCAACACACTCAATTGAGCCGTATGAAGAACTAATTTTAACCCATAAGGCTGAAGCAGATTCAATAAGAGTATTTATTAATGGTTCTTTGAATCACGATTGGTATTACTCCGAAACTACAAATACAGTATATTTTACTATTATTCCCTCTGCTGGGCATTTAGTTGAAATTGGATATAGATATATAGAGCCAGATACTGGCGCATAAAGGAACACAAAAAAATGAATAAATTATCTAAATTGTTAGTAGCACTAAGCATATGTTTGACTGTTACACTTAGTCCCGAGGTGCAGGCTACCGAAAGTTATAAGCCCGCTAGCCCAGTAGAGAAGGTAAGCAAATCTCTTACAGTTGTTGAAAAGAAGGTAAGAAATGCAGCAGTAAAGGTTATGACCGGAGGAGGTCACGGCAGCGGTACTGTTGTGCAATATAAAGACTTAACTCTAGTCTTAACCGCAAGACACGTGACAGATGGGCCTATAGGAATGGAATATTTAGTTTCCAATAAAGAGGAGCAGCGTACAGCGGTATTGATTTACCAAAGTGAGAATCATGATGTTGCAGTATTGGTTTTAAAAAAGGACTTTTATAATCTTAAAGCTATGAGCTGGAAGCCTACTAAAAGTTATGATATCGGAACTGATATAGTATACTCGGGCCATCCATCTTGGCATAAATTAATGTCTTTCACTGGTAGAATAGTCGGGTATGAAGAAGTTGCCGGTGCCGGTACACAGTTGATCGTAAACACCTATGGCTGGTTTGGTTGTTCGGGTTCGGGTGTATATAATACTGACGGTGAATTAATTGGTATTTTATACGGAGTCGATGTTCAATACGTGTATGGTCCTCAAATTCAAGAAAATATGATTTGGGTCGCTCCAATTAAAAATATTGATATTGATACCTCTATAAGAGCTTTTTGCAGGGGAAGTGTTAGAAACTATAGAGCTTGTAAATGAATCGAAAATGGAATAATTTTCTTGTTGAAAAAGAAATGAGTGCTGTCGGAATTGTTGTTTGTCTTAATGACGAGCAGCAATTCCTCGTTATTAGAAGATCTGATATAGATCAACGTGAGGGACAATGGACTATACCAGGAGGCCACATTGACGATGAAGACGAGTCAATTGAATCTGGAGCGATTAGAGAGTTAGATGAGGAAACTAACTTAAAATGTGATATCGATGATCTTGTATACCTCGGCGAACCAAAAAGTCAAAAGTACTATTATTTAACTCAGAAGTGGACAGGTGCCGTTAATGTTGATAAGCCGAATCCTCATACTGGTCAAATTGAACACGATGATTATAAATGGTTATCTATCGAAGATGTAAAAGACATAGACAATAGTGAAATTCCGATCTATTTATTGGAGAAAGCTTTGGAAATGTCTAAAAATGAATGATCTTTATGGAAATCTCGACGAAAAAGAACGCAAATTAACTAAAAAACCAAGTTCGGAAAAGAATTTAGGTGATTGGTTTAAACGCAAAGGGGCTCCTGGTAAAAAAGGCGGTTGGATTGACTGTAATACTTGTCGTGATGGGAAGTGTAAGCCTTGCGGACGTTCTGACGGTGAGACAAGATCAAAAAAACCACGATGTAGACCTACCCCAGGTGCTTGCAAAGGATTTAAAAATGAGGAATTGTACATGAATTTAGAGAAGATTATCCGTGAAGAGTTAGAAGCTGTTATAGCCGAGTCCCACTCGAAAGAACACGAAGAAGAACTCAAGACAATCGTAGGTGAACTTGAAGGTGCATCAAAAATGCATGCCAGTCAAGCTGCCAGAATACAGAAGATTCTTGACGAGACAGACGATGATGAGTTAAAAGAGGGCAAAAAGAATTGTGGCTGTGGCCAAGATCCTTGCAAAACTTATGGTATTCAAGAAAATGTTGACGCTAATTCTCTTGACGAAAAAAAGAAAAAACAACAGAAAGGCAAAAAGCGGGCTGCTAAAAAGGCAAAACGTAAAAAGAAATCTGGTAAAAAGGATGCATGTTATAATAAGGTAAAATCACGCTATAAAGTATGGCCAAGTGCTTATGCTTCTGGTGCTCTCGTTAAATGTCGCAAAGTTGGTGCTAAAAACTGGGGTAATTCTAAAAAAGAGTCTCTTGAAATTATGATTGAAGATGAGTTATCTCAAGTTTTAGACGAAAAAGCTAAAAAACCTTGTAAACCCTCCAAAGGAAAACGTTTTGCTAAGCGTGTAGACGGCAAATGTCGCTCTTATGGGCAGAAAGGACAAGCAAAAGGCGGCGGTGACCGCATCAGGCCCGGCACAAAGAAGGGTGATGCGTACTGTGCGCGCTCCGCGAAGATTAAAAAGTGTAAAAACCCCCCATGTGCCAATGCATTATCCCGTAAAAAGTGGAAATGCCGTGGTTCCAAATCAATGAAGGAATAAAAACTATGTTTTTTATGGTAAAATATGAAAAATGCCCTGTTTGTGGTATGCCATTGACAGATGACATGGCCTGCGACTACTGCGACTGGAGAAACAATGCTAAATGATGAACAAATCCTGCTAAAAACAGCGAACCTTCTGGATACTTTGCAAGAAAAGTGCTGGGATGGGTACAAACAAGTCGGAATGAAGAAGAAAAGTGGTAAAAATGTGCCAAATTGTGTTCCGGTTAGTGAAAAAGTACTCCGAGAAGTCACCGAAGACGAGATGCGAGTGCTTGAAGACGTGCTGGACGACTTAGATCCAGCGAATTTGCCTTTAAATGACCTTTTCAGTGGTAAAATGCGTACCGTTATACCATTTCCGACCACTGATCCCTCTACAGAGCTTGGAAAGTTTGCAGAATTCTTCAGATCTCAAGAATATGATGTAGATTGGGAGAAAGGTATGGTATATGCGGAGCGTGATCTGCGTACAACCGATGATTTAATGAATACTTTGATTGGTATGCAGGCTGGACAGCCCGAAAAGAAGAAAGTTAAGAAGATTCAGATGAAAATCGGCAAGCTTTTCTCCAAATTGGCTGATTTAAGCCGAAGAAAAGACGAAATATACCAAAAAGTATATAAACACATGGATAATGCCAATTATAAGCTAGCAGATGGTGGACCAGTTAACACACCACGAAGAGTTACCAAGAAAATGCTCCGTGCTGCACTCGATGAGAAGGAATTAGAGAATTTTGAAGGAATTAACACTCAAATTTGGTCATATATCGTAAGTCCGGGAGTTGCGGGCCCTGCGGGCTATAATTTGACCGATTTAGCCACTCAATACGGCGAATATTGGAAAAAGAACGCCGGATACATCAAAAAAGAGATAAATAACATCGATAATGACAAATTTTCCATTATTATTACTCGACATCCGATAGATGTGCTCAGAATGAGCGATTTTGACGAGATTACCTCTTGTCACACCCCGCCTAGTCGCCAAGGTGCCTATCAATCATACTATAAATGCGCTGTAGCCGAGGCTCAAGGTCACGGAGCCGTTGCATACGTGGTAGAGACAGAAGAGCTTCTGAGCGCCACTAATACCGGTAATATAGACAGTGCAGAGCAAGAAATCCAAGAAGGTGAGATATTTTTAGACGATAAGCGCCCATTTAGCGGTGATATTGAGCCAGTTTCTAGAATTCGTGTCCGACAGGTCAGATATTACGACACAGATGAGCCAAAACGATTTGATGATGGACAAGATGTTGGAATGCCAGAGAAAAGAGTCTATGGTGCTGATATTCCCGGTTTAGCTAATCAAGTTACTGATTGGGCAAGATCAAACCAAGAAGAAGTCATCCAAAATATGCCGAAAGAAGATGGCAAGATTAATTTAAATAGATTTATGATTTTTGGTGGCTCCTATGAGGACACCGCCAATGCATCGGGTCGTGCAGAGTTAATGAGACAGCTAGTAGATCAACGCGTTAGCGGCAATATGAAGCAAAACACAGATACCGAAGACACCCTTGATGCAGATTTAATTGGTGATGTTGTCCGTTCATACGAAGGTGAATGTGAAAATATACAAAATGAGTGGAATAATCATATGGCTCAGACATATGTTGATTATGAAGTGGGCGAAGACGGCGCCGATGGTGCTTATATTAAACCAGCTGGTTATTTTGTCGCTAAATGGCCGGTTGATGAGTGGAAAAGACTGCCGGGTAACCAAGAAGAAGTTGTGTGGAACTCGGTTGACGAAATAAACATGCAATTTGGTGACATATTTGTGCCGTCAAAAGATTCTACTCCTACAATCCGCCGGATTCGCGAAGAAATACACTTATCTATTGATATTAATTTTGAGCATCCTGACATTGCCGGGCAGTCATATTTTTCTTTCCCTGAACAATTTAATGATGCTTGTCAAAAGATTGATAGCGTAATCGACGACAGAAGAGACACTTGGGAAGCAATCCTTACTGAATATTTTAAGAAAAACGGACAAATAGAAGGCGGAGAGTTTATGAATCTAGCCATCGCGATTGAAGATAGTATTCTTACCTCCTATGAATGGGATATTGAGACTGATGGTGAGTATGATCAATCATATGAATGCACCGCAAGATACTCTCACTATTACGATCCAGAAGATTTAGGATTAAGTATGGAAGTGCTTATGCAGATTCTTGATTCTCGCGACTTTAAAATTGAATTGAGAAAACAACTTTTAGAAGCACCAAGGAAAGAGCAGAATACGCAATATTACTTAAATATGGATGCCACAACAATAGAACACGCTGGAGAGGCTAAATTTACCGCTATATTCTCGATTAATGCTGACGCTCCTGATATTATGACTGGGTTGTTTGTAGAGCTTGTAGAAGGCGAAATGGACGATGAAGACAACCTTAACGTGGTGTTCAACAGAGTGTTGGCTCAATTTGTTAACTCTCGCCAGCCATCACATATGCAAACAAATGAAAGCATAGTTAAGTCTTGGAAAGGGTTTTTAGGAAGATGAGCAAGTATCTCCAAGATCCAGATTGGCTTTTTAGCATCCTCACTATTCTGGTTAAGAAGAATGGTGGACAAATAACGTTAACTGAAGAAGAGATGAAGAACGTATCCACTGGTGAATTAATTGGTATGTACTTTGAACCCAAAACAGGTAATCTGATTTTAAAAGAAGTGGAACCTCAAGATATGTTAAGAGCACAGGGTATAGTTAATGACAGTGTCGATGAAACTTACGATAATTAAGGATATAAGATGAAACTCCTACTTGAAAATTGGCGACAGTATATAACAGAGGCCATCGGACTAGATGACAATCCGGATTTGTCACAAGACGGGTTCCAGACTGCCAAGAAGCCTATTCCGTTACAATTTAGATATGCTGAGACTGATGAAACTATCAAAACCAAGGAAGGCCCTGTTCGTGCCAAAGCCGGCGATGCAATCATGACCGGCACCGAAGGCGAACAATGGCCCATACCCGCAGAGAAATTTGCACAAACATATAATGATTTGGGCAACGGGACCGCTTCCAAAAAGAACATACCAGTATTTGCTAAAGAGATGTCGGAACCATTTAAAGTAAAAGTATCTTGGTCAAACGATTTACTCCAAGGAGAACCGGGTGACTATTTAGTACAATATGGTCCCGGCGATTACGGAGTCGTCGGTAGAGAAATATTTGGAAAGACTTATGAAACTCCTACTTGAAAATTGGCGTAATTACGTTTTACTTGAAAATATCGAGGGTGCTTCTCGTTTATC